GTGCCTTACCAGAGTGCTTGCTTCGACTTCTTCTGTCGGAACGCCCCCAGAGAAGCCAAGATCATGCTCAAGATTGGTGAAGCCCCTGAGAGCGTCCTCGCCGACGTCTTCCAAGGCATCAAGTGGGCCTCCCACTCCGTGTATGCGCTCATGAACTCCGTCCTGCGACGACGACTGCTGCACTCCTCTCGCCAGGGCCGTTCTCTCCCAGACGACCCTGAGGTCACTCAGCTACAGGGTGAATTGCTTCAGCTCTTTCAACCTGATCGCTTCTACCTCCGTGGTGGCATGACCTCTGGCTCTGCTCCCGCAATTCCATCAGGTGCGCCCCTACTGTTCTCACCTTCAGTGCTGCAAGAGCTGGCGATGGCTCAGAATGCCCTCCAAGCGGGACCCCCTCCTGCTCACGATGACCGTCTTGATCGTCAGCCTCCTCTTCCTGCTCCTTCGCGCGTACTGGAGGCCAAGGCCCCGGAATTCATCGACGTGCCCTTCCAGTGGAAGGTCTCAGACTTCACCGGAGTCGCCGACGAAGCACAAAACCGACGACCTATCCGCCTTCACGACTCTAGCCAAGCTCACCGTTGTTTACCGCCACGCTGAGCTCATCCACGCGGAGGTTGAGCTTACTCCTTGCCCTGGCTCCTTCTCCAAGCCCCTGATGTTCCTCTTCGTGTGGACACCAGCGAGCCTCTCCCCTGCCACCGGTTGGGAAACTTCGTACTACGGCGGGAGGCAAATCACGGTTGGAGGCCCAGTCATGCTTAGCTCCACCACCGTCATCCCCGCGGACCTCTCGCGTATGAATCCGGTGATTAAGTCATCGGTCTCGTACAACGATTGCCCGCGGTGGTCCCTCACTTGCCCCCTAGTGTCCGGCTCTTCCGCCAACACCAAGCTCGCCACGCTCTACATCCGTGGCACTGTCCGCCTGAGCTCCCCCTCGGGCAACTGTATCCCCTAGGCCTCTCGGCCTCGCGAGAAGGAAAACTCGTCCAGCTCTTAGGCTGGTAATGATGCTAAACCTCCACCAAGTCCCTCCCTGGATTGCAAGATCATCGGTTGCAGGTCGGCCACAAGACCTGTGGGACCA